TTTTATAAAGTTCGCAGATGTGAAGCTGCCTATGATGGTTGAGCTTCCCGGCAAAGGTTACGTTCAATTTGGTGAGGATAATCTTTACCCTAATCAGTTACTTGAAAAGCTGAATAAAAGCAGTAAGCATAACGGGATTGTTTTGGGAAAGGTGAATTACATAATTGGTAATGGCATATCGTATAAAGATGAAAGCGCAAAGGAGTTGGTACCAAATAAGAACGAAACGATAAATGATTTACTCAAAAAGGTTTCTACGGATATTGAGATTTTTGGCGGTGTGTATCTTGAGCTGCATTATAACGCTTTGGGCAATGTTGGCGCGGTTTATCATATTCCTTACCACAAGGTTCGCACGAATAAGGACAACACGCAATACTACATTAAAGACTGGACGCAATCGACACGGACGCAGCCGGAGGTTGTGGCGGCTTACAACCCGGCGGTGAAAGAAGGGAAGCAGATTTTATTTTATAAGGAATATAGACCGGGATTAGAGTCTTATTCCTATCCGGGTTATATTGGTGCACTCAACTGGATTGAGATTGATATAGAGCTTTCTAAGTACCATTTAAGCACTATCAAAAATGGTATGTTTAGCAGTAAGCTAATAAATTTTAATGAGGGTAAGCCTTCGCCGGAAGAGCAGCAGGTTGTTGAAACGAAATTCAAAAAGAAATTTACAGGCAGCGAAAATGCGGGCGGTATTGTTTTATCATTTAGTGATGACCCTGCAAAAGCGCCGACCGTTTTAGATTTATCGAATACTGATTTAGATAAGCATTTTGACATTCTGAATAAGACAACCGAGCAGCAGATATTTGTAGGGCATCAAATTACAAGCCCCATTTTGTTTGGTATTAAAAGCGAAGGGCAATTAGGCGGGCGTACTGAAATGCGGGACAGCTTCGAGATTTTTAAAACGACCTACGTAAACGACAAACAAAGGGCGTTAGAAACTTTGTTTACTGAAATAAGTGATTTGTTTGGGATGCAAGGAGAAATGGTGATTGCTCCGATTGAACCGATTGCTTTTGAATTTAGTGAAGCTACGATAAAAGAATTTGCTCCGAAGGCGTGGATACTTGAAAAGCTGGGTATTGATTTGGCAAAATATCCGGAAGCCGTGCAACCCGCTGGACAGCAAGTAGCAGCGCAACCGTCCGCAACCGTTAATGAGAATTTGAAAAACCTTACCGGGCGGCAATGGCAGGGGGTTAATCGTATTATCCGCAATTTTGAGAAAGGTCGTATCAATAAGGAGCAGGCTAAGTTATTGCTTAAATCTTCATTGGGATTATCCGATGATGAAATTAATGTAATGCTATCTATTGATAACGATATGGAGTTTAGCGCACAGGATCATGATGAATTATTACTTGCAGAATTTGCGGCGCATGGGGAGAGCAAAGATAACTTTAATGTAATTGCATCCCGCCCCCGTTTCAATTTTCAGGAAGAGCTTACACAAAAGGAGGTTAATATTTTAGACCTTATAAAAAAGGATAAAAGGATTACTCCGGAAGTGATTGCAAAGGCTTTAAAAATGCCTGTTGATGAAGTTTCGGATATTATTGAGAGCCTTGCAGAAGGTGGGTTGATAGTTGCAGCCGTTAAAAGGATAGGCGTTGATGAAATCATTGAGCGCACCATGCCCGAGCCTTTGAGCGAGCTTACCGATAAAAAGCCACGTACCTACGAGCAAAAAATAATGTATAGTTATGAAGGACCCAAAGACAGCCGTAATCGTGATTTTTGCCGTAGGCTTTTAGATATGGATAAATTCTTTTCACGTGCCGATATTGAAACAATGAGCATGAGATTAGGTTATAGCGTTTGGGATAGGCGTGGCGGTTGGTGGACTAAGCCCGATGGGCAGCGGTCGCCGTCATGCAGACATCGCTGGGTGCAAAATTTCGTTATTCGTAAAAAATAAAAAATGAGAGATACTTTATTCATAAGCCCTGAGAATATTTATGAGCGGACGCAAATACACTCCAATATTGATAGCAAAATGATTGTGCCCGAAATAAAGGTTTGTCAGGATATGTATATTTTGCCATTATTAGGCTCAGGATTGTACGAACGCTTACAGGTTGGTATCGAAGATAATAATTTAACAGCGGACGAAATAACGCTCCTAAAAAGCTATGTGAGGGACTGCCTTATTTATTACGTGGTGGCGGAGCTTACCGATACCCTCACGCATCAATATTGGAATAAGGGTGTTTTGAAAAAAACAAATGAAGGGAGCGAAAATGTAAGCATGAGCGAACTTATTGACTTAAAAAATAAGTTCAAAAGCCGTGCGGAATATTACGGGCAAAGGTTGGTGAAGTATTTAGTTGAGGAAAGCAATAACGCTAAGTTCCCTTTATATATCAACCCCGGCAGCCGTGCCGATACGGTAGTGCCGAAGCGTGACGCTTACTTTCCCGGTATTTATTTAGGAATGCCTTATGATGAATTTAAGAACTGCGAAGATTGCCAAAAACCGTTTAAAAATGTATAGTAAAAAGACTATTAAAAAATTAAAAGATTATTTCGCAAAGCATGACCAGAAACCAAATAGCAATACAACTAAAAAAGATAGCAACCGACCATCGGCAAATAAGGACGGCAAAGGTCGTAAATGCTGATTACTTTTTGCATAATGAGATAAAAGATGTTACCTACCCGGCGGTGTTTATGACTATGGGTAATAGCACAACGGAGAGTAAAATAAAGACTCACACGGTGCTTGTAACGGTTGCGGATATTGTGCTGCATACAACGGAGTTAGAGGTACAAAGCGATATGGAGCAGGTGGCGAATGATTTGTTAGGTCAAATAGGATGGGAAAAGCAGCCGTGGCGGTTTACCCGCTCCACTACCTTTGAATTTTTCGAGGATAAATTTGAGGACATTGTGGCGGGGGTTACATTCAGCATTGATTTAGAAGTGCCATTCCTTTATGATGTTTGCGACTTACCGAGTAACTATGAGCTACCTGAAAATGATACGATATTTATAAACCCAAGTCGAATGAGTAAAATAATAGATTTTATAGTAGGTAATGGTGAGCCGATGGAACAGGACGATACCGACTTTACAAATAATAGCCTTGTAGTGCCACCTTTGGTATTTATAGATGGGTTAATTTTGACATATCAGGTAAGGGATGACAGGCGTTATATTTCATTTAATTCAGGAACTAAAACAATTACAATCCATGGCGGCGTTAATGAAGGAGAGAATGTGCAAATTTATATTTAGTGCTTTATTGGTTTTGCTATCCTTTACAGGCAAAGGGCAAACCGTTGATGGGAAGCTTTACACTATATTTAACAACTGGTATCAGTGGAGCGGAGGGAAGTTTAATACTAATTTGAATATCCCGAAGGTTACAGCCACAACCGGGCGTGATACCGGCGGCATCCGTTACAACCTTACAGACAGCTCGATGTATATTTGGACTGGCAGTCAATGGCGAAAAGTTGGCGACGGTGGTACAACCCCCACCTTGCAGCAGGTTACAACGGCGGGGAATAGTACAACGGATACTATTAAAATAAAAGATTATTTGAATAATAATTTGATAAATTTAGGCGTATATCAAAATTCAGGTAATCCGAATTCGAGAGCGGGTTTTTTAGATATAAGAAATAATCAAAATACAAACAGAGCACAATATAATTTTCAAGATATAGAATTTAGAAGTGATAATAAATATTTAAGATTACAAGCATCTATATCTGATAATTTAAATAATGTCGTAACATTAGATTTACCCGATACATCTGGCACTTTATCCGCAGGCGTAAAAGTCAATGGCACTATCTATATGGCAGGCACAAACGGTATTTCAGACTTAGGTACTATTTCAAGCGATACAACTTCATTAAGTAGTCGTATTAATGAGCGTGTAAAATATACCGATACGCCGGCAATGCTTACGCCTTACCTTCGCAAAATAGATACTACAAATGCTTTTTTAATATCAGTATCGCAGCCTAATGATTCCACTTTACGATTTGCAAAAGGTGCAACACAAACTGATTATATTATCAGATCAGCGGTAGCGGGTAGTGCAACAAGATTAACGACAACCGTTTATAATAATAGCGGAACGACAATATCAAAAGGAGCGGTCGTTTATATAAATGGCAGGCATTCAAGCAACCTTCCCACCATTGCGCTAGCGCAAGCTAACAATGAGGCTAACAGTTACACTACATTTGCGCTTGTAGAAACGAATATCGCTAATGGGTCATCAGGTATTGTGATTCAGGTTGGTAATATTGGGAATCTGAATTTGCCTACTTCATCATATACAGATGGCGAGGTGCTTTATTTAAGCCCTACCGTTCCGGGCGGTTATACAACTACAAAACCGCTTGCGCCTAATCATATTACTAAATTGGGAACGGTTACAAGGGCGCATCCAACACAAGGCAGCATTCAAATTAAGATAGAAAACGGATGGCAATTAGATGAGCTTTCAGACGTGCAGATTGCAGCCGTACCAAATGATTCTACAATACTACAATTTAGCCGGGTTGATAGTTTATGGAAAGCGGTCGATCCAACTACGGCAATGGGTAACAGATTTGTTAAAGTAGTTGATAAAACTATTTTCGCTTACACGGCGCAAACTACAACATACAATGCCCTTGCATCTGATTATGTTATTCATTGCACGAGCGGAACATTTACCGTGAACCTGCCAACGGCGGTGGGGGTGCAAGGTAAGGTATATATAGTTAAGAACAGCGGAAGCGGACTGATAACAATCGACCCGAACGGAACGCAAACAATAGACGGAGCTTTGACATATAAGATAGGCGGCAATGAGTCGCTAAAATTAATGAGTACAGGCACAAACTGGATAACATTATGACAATAGCAAAAATTAGATACGGGGCAGGATTGCCGGATAGTTCAGTAGGATTTGATGGAGATTTTTATTTAGATACTTTGAACGGTGATTTGTATCAAAGGGAATTAGGTAGCTATCAGATTGTAGCCTTAGGAGGCTCAACGGTTAGCTCCATAGGATCTGATTTATATTTATTCAATAACTATTAAAATAAAAAAAGATGGCACAAAATACAAAGCCAGTTTTCGCATTATTACCTGAAACGACAAGGGCGGTTATTACAACTGCAACCACTGATAAAAGCGGTGCAACGACTACTAACTTAGTAGAATTGGTGGCGGCTGCTACTGATGGCACTAAGGTAACACGTATCGTTTATAAACACGTAGGTACATCAACAGCGGGTATCTTTATGGTGTTTATTACAGATACAAGCGGAGCGAATTTAAGGCTTTATGACGAGCAGATTTATTCAGCAGTTACATCATCAACTACGGTTGCAGCGGCTGGCGGTACTTTGATTTATCCAGATTTGCAATTAAAGTCAGGGCAAAAAATCTTTGTAGGAGCTACAACAGCAAATACTAACATTCACGCTTTCGCATCAAAAGGAGATTTTTAATATGTTTAAAGGATTTAACAATAGGCAGCAGAATGGCTTTCCAAATTTGTCATTTTTTGGCGATAGAACAGCTTATGGACAAGGCGGTTGTAATTTTTGGCTGAGAGCTGATTTTGGATTGAATACACAAACAAATTTAGGTGCAGTTTCATCTTGGACGGATTATGTTAGTGGAATAAATTTTGCACAAGCTACGGCGGCTAACCAACCAAGATTATTAACTTCAAGTGCATCATATAATAATTTGCCTATTGTTGAGTTCCAAGATAATCAGAGGGTTTTAGAAAGAATAAGTACTATATCCGGATTTAGAAGCATTGCTTTTATAGCAAATTATGATTTCTTAAATAGTAGGAATACAATTATGGGGTCTGGTACTCTTTCTGCAATAGTTTTAGGAGGAACTATTACAAATATTAATGGTGTATCTGTATTATCCTCCTCTACAATAACATCCGGAACGACAGAAAATACCAATGTTAAAATATGTGTAATATCTGAAAATTTTATCATGGTTAATGGTATATCTGAAAATACATCTTCAAATAATTTACAGAATATATCTTATGATAAAATAGGCGCTGGTGATATTTCAGGTGCAAATAGATTAATAGGAAAAGTAGCTGAAATTATAGGCTACTCAACAGCAATCACAACCGACCAAGCGCTCGCATTATCTAATAATATAAATTCAAAATATGCTATCTATTAAATTCAAAACATACGAAGAGGCATGGCAACTGAATGAAAGAGTTACGGCTGATTGCATTAAAAATGGGCAGTGGAGCGATGGTACTAATAACTATTGCAACCCTACGCAAAACGTAAACGGACAATGGGAAGTGCCAATACTCGATGGGTATGAAAAATATTTTACCCTTGCTGAAATAAGCAGGGCGCAAGCTCCTGAGTGGTATAGCGTACCAACGTGGAGGCTGCGTGCTATCCTTGCCGTTGATGGGTTGGAGGCGAATGTAACGAATGCCCTTGCAACGCTACCAGAGCCGAATAAAACCTATGCTGAAAGGGCGTGGAATAATGGAAGCACAACGGAAAGAAACAGCCCTACGGTTACAATGATTAAGGCTATTCTTACTTTGAATGATAGCGAAGTTGATGATATTTTTCAACGTGCTGCAAATATTGTAATATGAATGCAAAATTTGAATTTTTGAGCGTATGGGTTTTGGGTTTATTTGCAATGGTTACAAAACACGATATGCTAATTTATATTGCAATTGGTTACAACGTAATTGCAACTATTAAAAACCTCCCCGGAGCGATTAAAAATATTAAAGAATTTAAAAACAAAGTATATGCCAGAATGGTTAAAAAGGATAACTAAAACGGACATTCGCAATATCCTCGCAATTATTATCGTAATCGGTAGTTTTTTACTTTTGTATTTATTGCAGGTGCGACCCATCCCGGAGCAAAACCATGATCTTGTATTAACCGCCGGCGGCTTCATTTTTGGCGGTGCGCTGGCAGGTGTGGTGGGCTTTTATTTCGGAGCTACAAAAGGAGAGAAAAAAGGGAGTGATGTTGAATAAATACATATTGATATTGTGCCTTTTCGCATCATGCGCTACTCCTAAAACGCTTGAGCGGTTGATGAATAAGCTACCAGAAGCGGCGGCGAAGGAGTGCGCTGAAAGGTATCCTGTAAAGGAAAGTATTGATAGTATTATTGTAGTGGATTCCGCTGCCATTCAGAATTACCAGAATGAGTTATTTCTATTGTGGAAACAACTCGATAGCGTTTTATCAATCGGTTGCGATACCATTACAAAAGTCAAGATAAACGAAATAATCAAAACCCTCCCGGCGAAGACTGAAACGAAGGTGATTACCCGCACCATCGAGAATACGGCGCAGGTTCAGGTATTAAGGGATTCCATCCAAACGCTAACCAAAACCGCTATGGAAAGCCAAATAAAAGCGGACAATTTAGATGTTAGGATAAAACTTTACAAAAGGCAAATAGGTTGGATGTGGATCGTCTTATTGCTTTTGGCTATTATTATTGGTCGTAGTTTTTATAAGTTATGAACAGAGGAATTGCAATCATTCGCAAATATGAAGGCTTAAGGCTGCAAGCCTATATTTGCCCATCAGGACTGCCAACAATCGGTTTTGGTGCGACCTTCTATGAGAATGGGTCAAAGGTGCAGATGGGCGATAAAATAACAATGGAACGAGCTGACCAACTTTTATTCTTTCAGGTTAGTTTGTTTGCAGGCGAAGTAAGGCGTACCGTTAAATCGACCCTAAACGATAATCAACTGGGGGCACTTGTATCCTTTTGCTTTAATGTCGG